ACATTAATATTCATTCCTATATAGACATAGAAGAGGAATGTATAAGAATATTATCGCCATTTAATGTTGAATTACCAGTAGAATATGACGAGGAAGAAGATTATAGCTTTAATCCAGATGCAAAATGGGATTGGTGGGTTATAGGTGGAAGGTGGTCTGGTTTTTATTTAGGTAAGGAGAATGCATCTGGTTATATTTGTGCAGGTCATCCTACAACTATGACTATTCCACAAGATAATTATTATGATATTATCAAGTTGAAAGATGTGGATTGGCTTGGAATGGCGTCAGACACAGCCGATAAACTTATTACTACATGGAACAAAAAAATAGAACCCATTAGATTACCAGCGAATGAGGAATTGCTACTAGATAACTATGGAGTTCTCACTGACGATACAAAAGAATCTTATGTAATAAGAAATACATTTAAAGCCGGAATGACAACTGCATTAGTTGATCTTGATGGAGAATGGTACTCTGATGAAAGTGGTTGGCTAGGATTGAATGATATTGATTCAAAACAATGGATGACGCAATGCTTTGAATCATTTTCTGAAGCTCCCGAAGATACAACTTTAGTTGTTGTAGATATACACTACTAAACAGGAGACATAATGAGTATATATTGTTCTGGTGAAGATATAGAAGTATATTCTTATGAGGGTAGTCATGTATCTCCGTGGAAGTCTAAGAAAGAAATTAGAATCTGCGACGTATCCACAATTCCTCCATGGATTGCTAACGATAAAGATTTTCAAGATATAGACTCATCGGGTAATCCTATAGTGTGTCCTTATGTCAGGTTTGGTATTTATAATCCTGATATTCCTGGAGATCTTTATGAAGTTGTTTTAGATGAAGCCGCCGCAATAAAGATAGTGGGTCAGCTATTAGACTTCATACAATATACAAAGGCTGAAATTCCAATTGAGATAGAGGAAAAATGAAACAATTTATTGAATGGCAACAATTGACCCCTGAAGGGTATCGCTCAGAAGAATATATTAAAGATAAAATTAATTATACACAGTCATTTCTTCAATATCCAAGAAGATGTATGTTTATGCAATTAAATGGACAATCTTGTGGAGCAAAAGGTCAATGGGATCTTGTAGAAAAAGACACTAATCGCGACAGAACACTTTATACTCCTTACTGTCAAGCCCACTATGAAGAAGTAGACTCTCAAAAAGCTGCTGTATAGATGAAAACTATAATACATGTTCATCAGCAACTGATTAAAAAGGGAGAACCTGCTATAATTGTCCGAACCTATAAAGGATCTACACACCATAGTGAAGTAAATATAGATGGCCCGGCAAAAATCATTCATTCTCCTACACCAGATAAATGTGGTGCTAGAGTATGGATAGAAACAGATAGTAAATATATAACAATAGATACTCCAGAACAGTAAGATTATTTTATCTGAACATTGGTCTATGGTGTAATGGTAGCATAAAGGTCTCCAAAACCTTTGGTCAGAGTTCGAATCTCTGTAGACCTGCTTATGATTGACAATTTTAGAAAGTTATATTATGATAAATAAATATAATCTGAATATAAATGGCAAAATTATAAATCACGATCTTAAATATCTTATTTTTTATGATATCAAACATGATATAGAAAATGCCATAGATTATATAATAATTGGAAAGCTATCAGAGCTGAAATCTCCATTCAATGATACACATTGGGACATGTTTGATTGGGAGGTTTTCTTTTATCAAAGGATTCAAGAACAAATTCGACAAAAATCTTTACTATAATTTCAATGCCGATATAGTTCAATGGCAAGAACAACTGCCTTCCACGCAGTGAATGCACGTTCGAATCGTGTTATCGGCTCCATCCGGGGGTAAGGCAATCTGGTAGCCGCTGAGTCTCATAAGCTCAGAGTCCAGTTCAAATCTGGCGACCCGGACCAATGTGAGGTAGCTCAATAGGCAGAGCAGCGCCCTGTTAAGGCGACGGTTACAAGTTCGATTCTTGTCCTCACAGCTTATGAATGAAATCAAAACAAGAACAAGTCCAAGTCATCAACGATATTTAGATGCTGGATGTACATTGTCTCGTACTGAAGTAGGTAAACCTAGTCCTACTGTTCCAACTCTAATTCATTATTATGGATTATGTCGTTTATGTTGTGTTGAGATGCACGATGTTAATGATCGTGGTTTTGAGGAATGTAGTTCTTCTCCCTATAATAATTCTTATTATGGAGAAGCAGATATAACTATTTGTACATCTTGCGCGGGAGCATTATATAGAGCTCAAGCTAATTTAGAAGGCCGTATAGCAAGATGTACATATTGTAGGAAAGAAAAAGATAGTAGTTTTTCTCTGCCATTTTTTGACTATCACGGTGAAGGAACAACTAAGAATATTCTTCCTAATGATATTTACTACTGCGGATGTAGAGGATGGGATTGATTATTTATGGAGCTAGTTGAATGGGTATGTAATACAGAATATGACGATCCTCAAAACGATGAAGACCTATCCGACTTTTGTTCTGAATGTGGTTATTGTTTAGTGTGTGATGGCTATCAAGACTGTCAATATACAGCAGATAAAAAACATTTGTTTGAAGGCAAGCCATTAGATCAATGGTATCAAGACGACAAAGGTAACAGATGCTTGAAGAAATAAAAAATTAATTATTTTTTCTTATTAAGTATATTTGCATGAATGGCTCCGATTCTTGCAGTCGCCGCCGCACATGCTAGTGGATCATTCTCTACTGTTAACTGATTATCTTGAAGCGTTTCTCCTCCAGTAGACCAGTTAGTAGATCCAGTAACTAATATTACTCCGTCTACAACGATTTCCTTCAGATGCATAATAGCTCCACGTTCTGATCTTCCAATCGCTACAGTGGACGCTGGATAGCTCTCCTTGGCAAGTATCTTCTTCTCTCCTGCTCCAGCAGCTTGTGTAGAATCTAATGTTAGTTGAACATAGATATGTTCTGCATTAAGCTTAGTAAGAATGATATCTGCGAGCTCTTCATCAGCGAAGCCGAACATGGCTATAACAAGTGATCTAGTTGCAGCAGATACTACTTGTTTTAAACAGCCATGTACATCATCAACTGGAGAATAAAAGGTCCTTCTGTTAGAAAGAGTTCCGGGCGCAAAAGGAGCACTAGCATACTTATCTAGTATAGTTAAATCACCAAGAGGATGCGGAAGTGTTGCGCTCATTTTTTATTGTTCTTTCCCACATCGCTTAGACGTTTGCCCGAACTTTTTAAGAAGTAGGTTTTAAGATTGGCGGCGCCGGACAATCTAAATGGTCGTTAATACAAATTTGCGCTAAAACATCTTCTATATATATAAATAATACATTTTGATTAGCAAATGTAGCACTATGCTGATTTAATAAAGTTACAATATCTTCTTGAAGAGCTTTATTCTGAGCTAAAGTTTCTTTATTCTGTTGTTGGGTGCTTAGAATTGTCTTTGTATTATTGGCATTTTGTATTTGCAAGAATGCTGAAGCAACAATACTTAATACTAAACCAATAGCTAATAAAGCTATCAGTATATTTACTGTCCACTCTGAAAATATTTTACGAAGATGTTGAGAAATCAAAATAAGTCCTTAGTGTTGTAAATCAGGTGGTATTTCTATATTAAGTTTTTCTGCAATTTTCCTTAAAAGGATATCGCCGCGGAGAGATTGATCCGCCATCGAAGAACCACCATTGTGAGTAAGTGATTCACTTCGTTCTAATACCGTATCTAATTTCACCTGTATATCAGCTACTACTGTAGCCATATGTTCTCTTGCTTTGTTATTACTTTCTTGCGCGAGCTTCAATTCTTCCAGAGCTTTATTTTGATCATCCAATATTAACAGAATCTGATTCTTCTCACCTTCAAGAGTTTCTGTTCGCTCTAATAACCCTGGTACGCCGCCCATATGTCCCTCCGCTTGAATGCCTTCAATGGCCACGTGAACAGCCCTATCTCTTTTTATCTTGTTAGTAAGTCTTTTTTTTATAGCAATTGCTAAAGTACCAACTATAATAGCTAAACCTATTACTGCATAAATGCCCTGTGCCTGTTCCCAAAAAGACGTGTGAGTCTGAGTTTGAGCTAAGAATAATGCAAAAAACAATGCCAGCTCCTACATAAATCTAACCAATCCAATAATGCTGGCACTCTATTGGTGAGGGCCTCCTACCTTCGTTCTCTCTAGTATCTATATAGTAACAAACAGATATCAAAGTTAGCTAGAAATTAATCTAGATAGGAAACAATTCAGTTAACTTTTGCAGGCGTTTATCCCACCATCTATTGTGTAAAAAATTTACAATACCGTATTTATCATCAATAGCATGTTGCGTTTCGTGTAAGATGGTATCTCTAAGCATTGAAAAAAGGGGACCATTTTCATTCTTCATAACCTGGGGTTTCGCTATATGTATTGCTGGACCCCAAGCATGCCAAATTGGCCAATAGAGACCAACATGAGCTTTGTTCATATTGTTAGATATTTTTATTTTGGGGCATTTATCAAATTGTTTTTTGCCAGAAGGACATAACCCCAATTCTTTAGTTCTGCCCCACAATAAAGATAACCACTTATTGGCGTCTTTAACTATCTGGTTATAGTCTTCGCCACACCTAACAATCTCCCAAGCTTCTAAAATACTAGGTAGCAGGTCTTCCTGTTTTTTGGAGATCCTTAAGCTCGTGATAACGTTTCCCGGTTTCACCGGAGGCCAATCCGAATGCGAGTTCTGCGGCATCTTCTATCGCTTTCTTCAGAGTCTCAATATCATCTGGTGCGATCCCGACCACCGGAAGGGATACTCCAGCGTATATATCTACGTGTTCATAATTACCTACGTTTAGTCTTCTATTAACACCACAAATAAATACTGGAGAACTAGCATGTGTTGCAATATTTTCTAGTGTTGAAGTTTCATGGTCAACCATATGTTCCGTAGAGTGATCTGTGGCGGTCTTATTTAATCCTGGCATTCTCTATCCTTTTCTTGTTAAACCGAAAGTCGGTATTCTGCGGCGACTAAATCTTTAATACATTGTACCTGTTCTAGAACACTAAATAATGAAGTGTCAACCTTCTGCTTAAAATACTCTTCTGGAATTAGTTCAATAGAATTCTCAGAAGGATGATTTGCTTGTTCTGGGGTTAACTGCCTTCCATCTCGGTATTCTAAGCGTGCTCTAAGCACCTCAGGGGTGGCTGTAAGCCCGTATAAGGCTCCGTTAGGATGATTGGCTATCATTTCTGCCTCATTCTCGAAACGAACGTCAGAAACAACTATACCGCACTTCAATCCAGGATATTTATCTTCGTTATATTCTCGCTGGAATTCACGGAATTCTTCATGTGCTTTGCGTTCAACCCATTTAACAAATACGTCAGGATCATACTCGCGGCAAAGAGAACCAAATTCCTGCATAAATGTACGAGCCTTTTCTCCCTCAGGTTCACAGGGAATAGAAGCCGTATATCGTACAAGGTCAATAAGATCATCATAATTCTTGATGGCACTATAGAGTGGAGTATTGCCAAAAAGGTCTACAATAGCTCCATGAATCTCATAAAGAATACGATTCCTCGCATTGTTACCATGTATCTTTTGTCTGGCGGTAACAATACGGTAAATAGGAAGCGCATAGAATAAATGGGTCCATACCATCTGTCCATCATACGACACATAACGGCAATCACACATTATGCATCCCGTTGTATCTAAATCGTTTAGATGTTCAGTATTAGGATCATGCCCGCATCTACATTTGAGAGCTACCACTTGTCCTATCGGGGCAAGAGAATCTGCTGTTACTGTTTTTCCTGTGCCTGCTCTTCCAGCTAGGCCAACAATTATTGGTTGATTTGGGTCCATTAAGATAGTATACCACAAAAGAAAACTCCCGCTTACGAAATAAGCGGGAGTTTTCTTATTTACACTTCGGGAGAAGTGAAACCTACTAAGTTACTTACCTTTTCCACCTTTGAAGGGGTTATCGCCAGAACGTACCTTGCTAGAGCCAAGATCGCGAAGATTATCAACCTGACCCTGACCACGGTCGGGACGTACGGTCTTAGTTTTACTAAGTTTCACGCCACCACCCATGCTATCACGGGAAAGCTGCTTAATGTTGTCTAGCTGTACCTTACGGAACTGACCAGGCTTAACCTGTACTGTTGGCCAGGACCCATCCCCCTGCTTTTTGAAACCTGAAGGCTTGGACTTCCCTCCATCACGTGATGCGCCGTTAGCGGCCATAATATTATCTCCTTGAAATTGCTGACTTGACATGTCACATACTATAGTAACAGATATTCCTTAATTATTTAGTTTGTGGCTTTCTTGTTGGTGTACTTGGTTTGGCTGAAAACTTTTGTTTTGCGGCTTGGGATTGAGTTTGCAATCTTAGTTTACGCTGGTCACCAGCTGCTTTTAGCTTAAAGTCATTTTGTTTTGTCTGCTGATCTAGACCAATCTTATGTTGCTCATCTTTCTGCACCAATCCTTGTTGGTGGGCTATATCAGCTTGTTGCATACTTTGCTTATGCTGATCATCAGCATGTTGCATACCCTGTTTATGGGTCTGGTCATTTTGAGCAAGCGACTGCTTATGGAGTTCGTCTTGTTGTCCTAGTTGCTGCTGCTTAAGCTCAATTTCGCCAGCGTTCTGCTGAGCGTCAATCCGGAATTGCAAAAGCATTTGTGCCATCTGCATCCACTGATCTGCTAATGTTCTATGCGATTCAACCCAAGCTGGATCATCTTGCTGTTCTGCAATATCCATTAAAACTCTACTAGCATTCTCTAAACAAAATTCTGCCGTTACAACAGTTGTTCCTGTCGCAATACATTTATCATCATGTTTATGATCATCTGGATGCTTTAGGGGCTTTATCTTTATCTGCGGAACCCCACCAGTGTCTTTGTCGAACTTAGACTTAGGAGCACCTGCCATCCCAGGTCCTTGTGGTGTGCTCCCGGGCTGTGATGGATCAGCCATAGCTGGGTTGTTAGCGGGAGATTCTGCTCCTGCCCCACTAGGAAGACTTTTAGATGCGGGTTTCCCTCCCCCTCCAGGTGGCAAGTTACCACCTATAGGAGTTGGTTTAGGCGCACTTAAGCTACCAGATGAGCCACCATTCAATAAATTTTTTGCTTCTGAAATATCATCCATAATATTTAGGCAGGCCCTGTCCCACCGCCACCACCACCACCAGCACCAGCTCCACCTGAACTTCCGCCACCACTAGGAGTATCGCTAGTTGTGCCGCTAGTACCAGCTCCAGCGTTAGGACTTTCGCCTGCCGTAGTAAAATGGGCACATGCACTTGGCCCACTATACGCATAGGTAGCGGGAGCATAAGCGAAGTTATTATCCTCAGCCTTTTTTAGGTTATGCTTATGTGCTTCTTCTCGGTGTCTAGTATCTTGATCGTGTGTATCTTGGCGGTGCTTTAAATGTTGAGCGTGATCTTCGTCAGCATGGCGTAGACGTTGAGCTCTATCATCAGGATGCTCATCTTCGCGCGGATCAATAACTAAAGATTCCTCGAATTCAGGAATAAAGGTTTCAAAACCCATTTTCAAACTCCTATTTTGCTAATGTTACTTAATAAGTATAGCCATTTCATAGCTTGCTGTCAATTTTATTCTGTTTTACTACATAATGTCTGACATAACGATTCTTTGCTGGCTGCGTTGCCATCCAATCAGCCTCGGTTATTACACCCTTATTTATTAAAATCTTGATAAGAGGATTAGGTATTGGTTTGATAAATCTCGTACCAATCATTTGTCCTAGCTTAGATCCTAATATGTTTGCCGCAGATACAGCAACAATTACTGCTATTTTCAATCCTGTGTCATGTCCCTGAAGTGCACTAACGCTTATTGTGGTTGTGGCAATACCAAATAACCATCCACAAGCATCAAGTGCTCCTGCTAGCCATCCACGGTCCCTAGCCTCAGCTTGAACCATCATGACACCCAAGCAATCTTGGAATACCATGGCTAAAGCCGCAAGAATTACTATATGCATTTTAGTAGGTTGTTACAATAAGGTTGCCATTAGCAGAAGCCCAAGTAGCGCTAATGACCCCATTAAATACGGGTTGTGGAAGTGAAAATGTCCCACCCGCTGCTATTTGCACAGAATAGTGAGATGAAGTAGCGCTCGCGTCAAATGATAGATAGCAAATTTGTGTGGATGCATTATAGAATGTAGCACTATTCAATGTTTCGTTTGCGGCCAATACTTGAACCGTACTTGTTGTTGACGCTACTGAGGTGATCGTTGCTGTATGTGCGGAAGTTTGATACGGCTGTACTGGTAATTTACCAGCTTCTACAGCAGCTGTCCCATAATTCTCTGAATTGTTAGGTAGAATATCTTGGACCATAAGGAGGCCTCCTTCTCTAGGTTCAAGATAATAGTAATGGATTTAAAGCTGTGGCCTCAATTTTCCAGAATCTAGCAAATCAATATGCAATTGACATAGAGTTACAGTTCTAGTCTTAGCGTTGGCTGGCTTATATGCATTGGGTCCCCATTTAGATCCCATAGAAATACTAACCTGCTTATCAGCAGAATTCCCACATCCGGTTACTTGACATTGCATTGCTTGTTCTCCTATTTTGCTAACTCTTTTAGTTCCTCTTCAAGATAGAGGGTAATTTTTTCTCTTATTCTATGAAAGTGTTCTCGAACAGTATTTTGATGCTCTGTTATTCGTTTAGCTATATCACTAGATCTCTCGTTGTCTACATAGCGCCATTTTATTAGTTGTCTTTCTTGAATAGTAAGAGTTGTAAATGCGCCAGTAGCAGTATCTCCGAATACCCAATTCTCATCTATTTCTTCCGTAAGAATGAATTCATCTGCGGCCGGTGTAGGAGGAGCAGTAAAACCTGGAGTTTGATTCTCTCCATCTTCATCACCATAATCATCATCTGATATAAGTGGAAATGTTTTGCGGCCTAATTGATCAATAAGTAATAAATCAACTTTCTTTTTGAGTATATAAAAGAAGTAACTATAAAGGAAAGCGCTAAATGGAATTGGTGGTTTACGTGTATAGGTAGATACGCATTCGAAGAAAGAAAGATGAACTGTCTGCTCTACGTCTTCACGATCACCGTAACGATTCACCATATAAGTAATGCCACGCATTACCTCAGCTACATGTTTTACTCCAGCTTGATTTAGTTTATTGCGTACTAGATATTTTCTAGTATTAGGATCTTTAACAAATAGAGCAACAAATCTTCGTATATCATAGTCTCCGATGCTATATTTCCCATTGTATAAACATGCTACATATTTAGATAGGAAATTACTAAAGATTTCTAATAACTGAATTTGATCTGCGGAACTTCCTAATTTTGCTCGCGCAATGATTGTTTGAATTTCTTCTTCACTGAGGGAATAATACTTCTCCTCATAAGCCATTTTCTTACTCTTGGGCATTATTTATTTAGTCTCCCAATTAGAAATCTTTTCTTTAAAGATTTTAACAATATCTTGGAAGAAGAGAATATCTGGTATCTCTAAATCCCTACTTATTTTTAACGCATCTTTTGAAAATTTATTAATTACAATTGTAAAATTAGAGAATTCCATTGGGTAATACTTTTTGAATCTTTTTATCTTTACACGACTATTACTATCGAAATAGCCTTTTATCTCCAGATAGGAATCATCACTAGGAAAATAAATGTCGGGAATATATCCTTTATTCCCCGTCTTAACCGGAAAGGGAAAGACAAAAGGTTCATATTCGTAAGATATATTATAACTCTTACAAATACGAAGAAAATCACTCTCCCAACCGCTTCTCGTAACTATATCAAGATCTGAGCGATAACCAGTTTTTGTATTACGATATGAGTTACCTTGAGTAGATGGTCTACGTATCTTCTCTAAAGGCTGAACTTTCTTCAATCTTTTCGGAGTGGTTCTCTTAGCTCTTTCTAAGAACCAACCTTCAGTTGTTTCTAAATCGTACTCCATATAAGATACCTAACTACTAAAAGTAATATAAGAATATATGGAATACTATAACAGGTACCGAAAAAAAATGCAAATACAACTTGACAGGTATTCGAAAATGCTTTAAGATAGTCGCATGAATACACAACTGCAAGAGATATTTAAGAACAACCGACAGGCAACTTGGAGAGAGGCTTACAATATAGCTCTCATAAGTCTACTCGATCAAGGTTATGATTTAGCGACAGCTAGCAGCCTTGCGGATGATAGGATGCTAGAGATTAACTGGATTCTAGCTAATCCACCAGAAGAAGATTAATTTTCTGGATAACGTCTTTTACCAACTGGGCAAATTGCTTTAAAGTCACAAAAGCTGCAGATACGCTTATTTGGTGTAAATTTAAAATCGTCTGTTTCAATCAAACCATTAATGCGTTCTATTAAACGTTGCTCAACTATCGCTAGATCTTCCTTAGTAAAGAGATGACCTTTTCTGTGGCCGGATCGAATATAGTAGAGTTCCGCATAAATTACTTCTTCATCTGGATAAAGTTGAGATATAGCCAAAGCGTATACACCAAGCTGAAGATCGTTAGCAATATTTTTTGCCGCAACTTCTGATTTTCCGGTTTTCCAATCTGTGATTACCAGAATACCATTATCGTTTCTGCTTATGCGATCAATGTAACCACTGAACGCGGCAGTTCCTAGAATAAAATGAAACGGCTGTTCTACAGCCAAAACATTAAAGATTTCGCCTTTATGCCTGTCTACGAACTCAGTAAGCATCTGATACCCAGCGTCAATTAGATCATTGGGAATATCATTATTGGGATCATATTTAGGACGACACTCTCTATATAGTTGAAGTAACTCGGCCAAATTAAGCTCTTGATCCCAATCGGTTTGCTCTAACGCCTCATGGATTACGTTACCCAAACTGGCAGCCGCCCCGAAAACTCTAGGCTCTTGAATCGTATAAGAATAAAACCATTTCGCAGCGCAGAAGTCAAGCGTACTGAGTCTAGAATAAGAGGCATCAATTAGGGCTAGATCTTCAAGTGGTGTTAACTCTTCTCTAGTCCTGATCACGCTCATCCTCATCTTCTAGGGTCCATGCCATTTGGTTGGGACCATTTATGGTCCAATGTGTTTCGGCATCATTTGTACTAGTTATAGTTGCCGAAACTGGCCACTGCCAAGCATTGGTGCCAAGTGCAGGTTGCATTTGCACATAAGGCTGCCATTGCGCGGGATAAATATTGACTGGACGCTCTTCTAAGACCTTTAGTCTTTCAATAACTTCCTCATGCCACTCAATATGTACTTCTCGGCTATCTTCAGTCGCGACAGCGCCGCAATCAGCACACACAAACAAACCAACTGGCTTGTGGTTCGCACTATGGTTCGCATACATCCCTGGCTTTCTACTAAACAACTTCATCACATACTCCTTTATTTATTTCTCGTAAAGATCATCTATACTCGGATCCCATATCATTTCACCCATTACATTAAAAACTTGTCCCTCAGAATTAATTCTATTACCAGTTTCTTTGTCTAGGAACCAACCATTAGGTTGTGGGATAAGTCCTTCTCCTATTTCCATATGATCATCAATCATTTACTTTTCTCCCTAAATGGTTTAATTGGAAGAGTTTGTTTCTTTGCCCAGCCCCATAAGTTACTGGCTGATATCTGCCCTTTAGGAACCTTACCACATACTCCACACTGAGGATCTACTTTTAAACCTTGCTCAGTTATTGGACGTATTTCTTTTGCTTTTTTTGGCATTGTTTTTCTTTCGTTTCTTTACTTCTTTTTTAGCCGCCGCCAGCAACTCTAAAAGATCATCAAAATCTTTTTCACCAAATTCAATACAACCTACTCCACCTTTAACCCAATACTTCATTATACCATCAATATTAATGAGGTGAAGTTGTATATTGCCATTCTGGTATATCTCGTTATTGGGAAGCATCACATAGAGGCAATGCTATTTGGACTGCTTGCTTAGTTATCCATGAGCTACCATGATATAAGTGGATTAAAAGAGAAGTAATTAGTACTGGGCCGAGCATAGGATAATCACCCTGTAATTGAGATAGGGTTGGAGTTTTGCGAGAAAGTATGGACGCTGCCTCATAAATACATAACCCGGCGGTAACTATCCTCAATACTGGAAAGATACGCTGTTGTAAATTCATTTTAGAATATACTAGCTGAAGTTATTATAGCGTCACCTGCCGCAGTTAGTGTTACTTGAGCGTTACTTGGGAGATCTACATTTATATAAGCTGGTTCACCAGCTGATACAGTTACGGAATCTACCGTTACAAAAGCGGTTCCTCCATCAAACGACAACGCAACAGCAACCGTATCCCCAGCAACAGAAGCAACTTGGACTGATAGTTTGCTGTCGAAAGCATTTGGATTCACAAATGGAGTACCCAGAACTACACTAGCAGGAGCAAAACTATGCCTAGTAATTACACCTTCCGGAAAAGGAACAGCAGAAAAACCATTAGAACCTAGACAGAAAATTCCCTCAATCCCACCATTGTTGACATTAAAGAACAGCCCATTAGTAACTACCTGAGGACTTGATCCATCGAGAGCAAAGAGGCCAGATATTATATTTCCTGCATCATCTGCATCTAAGAGACCAAAAACACTAACAGGTGCCCCAGTTACATAGTCTGCAGGAACTAAAGCATTTAGTGTGCGAATAGATGGTCCAGCTTGCACGTCTAAGCTAACAATGCGGTTATCGTTCTCTTCTATATTGACTGTATAATTGGACATTGTTGTCTCTCCTTTTGGTTAATCCCAAACAACACTTGCACTAATAAGTATATTATAATATCCGCCACCAGACGAACTAACTGCATTACTTCCTGGTGAGCCTAATGTTAATGAAAGATCTGAGCCTAAAGCATTAAGTTGTGTTAACATAATTGGATTCACAGAAGTGCCATTAACAATAGAATAAGCGTTCCAGTAACACCAAAGAGCATTAACTCCAGCTTGATCCCAAACAGTGAGCCAACCTGCCTCTATATCAACCATATCCCATAGACCA